CAGAGTAATCGCCAGCAGCGTCAATTGCACCAAAGTCAACTCGGTCTGCAGTGCTCGTTCCGTTCGGAGCAGCGCCCGCGTTTGCCGTCACGACTGGAGTGGCGCTTGTGCCATGTGTCTTTAGCCAACTACTCGCGTCGAACTGCTCAGAATGAGTGAGCAGATTATGCGGAGCCCACTTGATGCGGCCATCCGCGTCCGTCACGGTCGCTAGGCTGCCGCGCGAGAAGGTGATGAGTTGCGTTGCGTTGCCCGTTGTAGTTGTAGGCATGTTTAAATCCTCACAGCATAAGTGTTTGTCGTAAAATCAATGCCAACGCCATCTTCAACCCGCTCGGGGCCGGGGCCAAGCAATGTCTCAGCGGGAACGCTTTGCCTAATTGCATACAGGTTTGTCGTGAAATCCATCGCCAATCCGTCCCACACATCGCCAAGCTGCAAAAGGAGAAGCTCTTGGTCGGTCACCGTGCGGATAGCGTAAGTATTGTCAAGAAAATCGAGCGTAAAGCCCTCAAGCTCGTCACCAAGCAGAACAACGGCACCGGGCTCATATGCCCCGCCAGCGCCTCCAGCCAGAGAGCGAAGCCCAAGCCTTCCGATGTACATATGCATCAGGTCATCTCTGTCACATAGAGAACGCCAGCAGTGGCATTCTGAACGGCGGCAACCTTCAATGTCTGGAAGCCGTTAACAGAGAAATACTCAGGAACACCAGCGGGAAGGTACATGCTCGTGGAGGTGGCTGTCGGGGTTCCAGTTCCAATGGCAACATGGCAGGGTGCCGTGGCAACCAGCCGGATAATGATCGTGTTCTTGCTCAGTGCGTTTGCAATGGCAAAGCTTACGGGACCAAACGAGATGACCTGCGTAGTGCCAACGCCCATTGCCTGAATGGGGTTGTTAAGCTTGTCTGTCGGGAGAACAATGTCTGTCATGAAATAGCCCTTTCGCGGGGTTTCAAATTAGAACGGGGCTTGCGCCCCGCTCATTAAGAAACGGCGGCGCTGAAGGGCGTGGCGGGAGTGCCAGAGCCAACAAGAGCAGCCCGGACAAGCCACTCACCGGCAGACACATCAACAAGCTCAATGTAGCTACCAGCCAAGCCACCGGTCGTTGAGCCGTTCATGGTGATCGTATCGGATGTGGCAGTTGTCGAGAAAACGCTACCGGTTGTGCCACCAACCGAAGCAAGACCATTCATCACATCTGTCGCGTTGGCAACCTGAATGACGCCGTTGGATGTAAACGTGGTGCCGACGAGGAACTTGTACACGGCCTGAGAGCCGGTAGCAGCCGGGAGAGTGACTGTCATGCCGCCAGCGCGGTTGAGCGGGATGCTCTGGCCATTGTAGGCGTCCGTGACGGCGAGGGTGGCGGAAGTAACCGAAGCGGCGACAGCGTCAGTGCCAGTGATGAAACCGGCCTGCGATACTACGGGGCCGGAAAAAGTTGTGCGAGCCATTTAAACATTCCTTGCAGGATGTAGCCTTGGAGTCTCTGCAAGCGTCAGCCGGGACTGTCTCTCAAGGCCGGGTTACCCGGAAGCCCAAGTATTGGGGATATTTGAATTTTAGCATAAAAAGAAAGCCCGCCGAAGCGGGCTATATTTGGGTGTTGTGGTCCCAGATGCGGGGTCTTCTGTTGTTCTCCGGGGCTGGAATTGCCCGGAGGTTCCACGGCACATGGAGGCCTGAGACGGTCTTGCCGCTTAGCGGGACGATGTGATCGACCTGATATGGGATCCCGGTCTCCTTTGAGAGGCGCTCAGCCTCAATGTAGATGGCCTTGATTGCCTCAAGGTGGGCCTCTGTAAGCCAAGCGGGTGTTGCTTGCCGTTCTTTGGCGCGGCGCTTGGCCTTGTAGCTCCGGACAACAGCCCGATTATTCTCTACAAACGCTCTATCTGCCTCGCGCTTTCTTTCTTTGTTTTTGGATGCCCACTCCCTAGTCCTTTTTCTGGACCGCTCTTTTACATCCTCTCGGGAAAAATATTCCCTTTTTACCGCCTCATAACGCTCTGCGTTTTCAATTCTCCAACGAGCAGCGTTAACCTTGTATGCATCTTTGTGGCGCTCATATTCACGCTTTTTCCAAAGCTTTTTATCTTCCTCAGTGGCGGTTCCGGGCGATTTTCTCAACTGCACATTTGGGTCGCCGTGCCTTCTGTTTCTAATGTAATGCTTATTGCAAAAGCCTCCCTTGGAGACAGAACTTGAACATTCGTTTGCTTTGCATTTTTCTTTCATACTTACTTACGTATCAAAAAGGCCGGGTTTTGTCAACCCGGCCCTATGTATTTGTAATTCAAGCGTTTTTAGGCGCCCGGGCTTCCCCAAATTCCAAGGGGGTCCGATGCTCCGAAAGAAAACCGCTCTCTTGCCTTGTAACGAACGTTCCCTGTATCGAAATCTCCGTCCATAGAGGTGGACATCGGGGTACGAACAAAGTGCTTCATGCCATTCGGCACATCCGTGATCAGGTAGTACGAGTCCACATCGGTCAGATAGTGATTGACCGAGTAACCTTCCGGAATCGTGCCGTTCACCTTGATCGCGTTGATGTCGTTATCAGCAGTCGCAGTGCGGAGTTCAGTCTCCAGAAGGCGGGTAGCAACGAACATCAGACCCGGCGGAACGATCAGCTTGCGCGGGCGGGCCGCGATAAGCAGACCGCGCTCATCCTTGAAACCAGCAATCTGAATGACAGCGGCCTCAAGCGAGGTCTCGTTCAGATCGGCGGGGGTGGACTGCGTGTTGCTGTTCGTGCCACCAGACACCAGCGGGTGGGCGGTGTTGAACAGAGTGACGCCATCACCTGTCAGGAACGAACCACCAGAGAAGCCGTTATTCAGCGGGAAAGCCGCCTTGACCTGCTTCGTGTAAGCCATCGAACGAGCGAGGGCCTTGGTGTAACGCGAGGACAGCGAGTCGTACAGGTTGTCTTCCATCGCCTCTTCGGTGATGGAGAAGCCCATAGCGATGGTCTCGTGGTTGTAACGAGCCGTCCAAGCTTCCTGAGCGTTGTCATAGCGAATGGCCATGCCTTCCGACTTGACGGGGGCAGTGCCGAAGCCAGACAGCTTCAGTTCTTCTTCGAACGAACGCTCAGAGGTCTCTGTCTCGTAGATAGCCTCATGCTCGTTTTCGTACTTCTTGTACTCAAGACCGAACAGGGCGTTTAGACCCGGGAGCAGTTCCTTGAGAAGTTGTGCGCGTGAAATAGCCATTTTTTATATTCTCCTATTACACGCCGAGCGGATTCATGTACGAATGACCGCCAATGATGGCAGTGCCGTTCGTGGAGGGCATGTTCCACTTCACAAGAACATCCGTGAAGGCATCGCCAACAGCCGAATCAGGGCCATCAACAAAGCCCACGATACGCAGCGGGAGGGTCGCTGTGGCGGCCTTGCTAGCGTTGCTCAGGGGCGTGATCGAATTGCCGGTGTTGGTGTCGCCAGCAAATGTGGCGAAGCCAATGTTCAGGCCAAGATCAGCCTGAGCGATGATGCCGTTGGCCTGAGCCTGCATGACCACATCCGGGTCATCCACGACATAAGCCTCGGCGTCCGTAGCAACGGTGCCGGTGGGCCAAGACTGACGGAAGACCTTGATCTTGAGAGACGGGTCTGTGTAGGTGCAACCCATGAAGACGCCAACCACACCAGTCGCCGGAAGGGCTGTGGTGCTTGTATCGGCCTGAATAAAGCCGTTACCGTTGGACGCGACAGGCTGACCGTAGAAGATATTCGCGGCATACGCATTTGCAATCTTAAACATGCGAGTCGAACCAGCATAGGGCTGACCGCCGATAAGATTAACAGGGCGCAGACCATACGGGGCTGCTGTAGAAGCCATGTTTTTGTTACCTCATTATGAGGCGGGGTTATCCCCGCCCCTTGCCAAAAGTTACCCGCGTTGACATCTCTGGCTTAGACAGAGGCATTCGCGGATCGTTTTCACGCATGAAGTTGTTTTCAACGGAAACCATCTGGTTCTGGGCAACGTCACGATAGTAAGCGTCACGCTCTTCCATAACCTCTTCCGGGGCCTTGCAGAGCAAGAGACCACCAACCTCAATGTTTTCCTTGAAATCCGAGTTGCGGTCACGCATCACGGTGATTTCAGGATGCTCCTCTGCCTTTACAGGCTCCCAACCCTGACGGAACTTAGACGAAACATTTGTGTTATCGTTGCTGTTCAGCGTAGAAGTACGAATCCAGCGATAGCGCCAGCCGTCCTTCTTCGTGGGTTCTGGAAGTACTGTAGGCGGAGCCCAAGACTTCTTGCGCGAAGTTGCTTCGCGGGTTTCGCTTTCGCGAGGGGTGCGCTTATCCATTCATGGACCTCAGTTTCTCGGCAGCATACTGCTCGATTGTAAGCCCAAGGCGCTTAGCGATGGCGACCTCAGACGCGGATAGCTGGACCTTGCGTGGCGGTGTAGAATTTCTTTTAACCGGAGCCACCACGACACTCTGCTTCTGGGGAGGGGCCTTGCTACCCTCTGTTTCCTCTCCAGAAACCAAATGCGGATACCGCTTACGAAGTTCAGAGTCGAGCTTATCCCAGTATTCATCGGTCTTGGGATCAACCCGGTCAAAAACAACAAGTCGGTCATGTATGTGCCGGGCATAATCGGTCATTTCACGATCACGCCCGAACCACGTATTCTTTCGCGCCCAAGACATCGTCTTTTCATCGGGCTGCGGAGGCGGTGTCTGCTGCACATACTGGGGAATCTCCGGTTCTTCCGGGGTCTCCTCAATCTGCATCGGACGGAAACTCTTGACCTTATCCGCCTCAAAGGTGAGCCGCGCGATAGACTTGTGCGCCTCAACCTGTTTATCGATATCACCAAGCTCAACAGCTTCCCTTAGCTGACGCTTGGCAATCTCAAGCTCCGTCTCAACCCGGGTCTGCATCTGGTCAGCGATAATCGACTGACCGGAATGCAGCGCCTTCTTCAGGTTGGCGTTTTCGCTCATCACGCGCTTTGCGTAATCAGCGAGAGCCTGCTGCTGGCGCTCTAGCTCCTCCTTTGCACGCCGCTCCTCATGGAACTCGTACTTGAGCTTGCTGATGCGCTTCTTGACCTTGTCGCTGTACTGAGAAACCTCGTCTTCATCAGGAAGATCCGGTTCGCCTGTACGGCGGGGCCTGTTTTTATCTTCAGGCGGGGTATCATCGACTACCTCCACCTGAAGATCAGACTCCCCTACGGCACTCTTGTCCGTTTCGGGAGACTCAACGGCATCGATGGTGCCGTCTTCGAATTCATTATCGTTGCTCATGCCCGTTCAATCCAATCAGGTCCAGAAAGAGTGGCTTCGACAACATCATCATTGATGAGCCGGAACTCTTTTCCACCAAGTTTAAACCGGGTGCCGGAATAAGCCCGGAACATCACCCATTCGCCTTCTTGGCAGTAAGGCCCGTTTGGAAAACGGTCGGGGTCTGCAAAACAATCAGGCCCCATTTCGAGGACCTGACCAACAATGCTGGCCGTTTCCTCTTTTGTCTTCAACACATCCGGGCGAATAATTCCGCCCTTCGTTTTTTCCTCGACCTCGGGAACCGAGATCAGAATCCTGTATCCCTTCGGAACAGGCAGCTTATCAAGAATGTCTTGCGACAACTTGCTTTCGGAATACATGCGTGTCCTTCACGTTTTTTGCGCCTTGCGGCGAGTTGCATCTCTTGGATGTAACTTTATGATACAACACACAAATATAAACCCGAAGCCTTAGTCCTCGCGGTTCTGTCTTTCTTCCAGATCGATCACATCCCGCTCGACAAGAGCAAGGCCGGAAATGACCCCGGTAAGATACCTATATTCAGCAAAATCCTTGGCAGAACCGAGTGCCAAATCATCGGCTAACTCGTTCATTTTGTTGCGGATTTTCTGCCTTATGAGTTGAAGCTCAGTCATTTAAACGGCCTTGTAACTGAATCAACCGTCGAGCCGATAACTTTAGCCGTTTCCAGCGCGATCTTGTTTTCTTTATAAAGGGCATCTGCTTCCGCCTGTGCCGCCTTGACCTTGACGGCCTCTTCCTTGATACGAAGCTCTTCACGCTGCATAACCGTTAAAGGATCATTCTCTTCCTGAATCTTCTTGGCAGCGGCAGACTCCGCATTATGCTGCTGGAGGAGCCTGTCAGCCGCGACAGAAGCAAGCTTGGCGATATCATTTTCAACATCAGGTGGCAACTTCTCACCAACCTGAGGCAGGCTGACACCAAGCTTGAGTTCAAGCTGACGCCGGTAGGAATATGCGAAATGCTCAGCAAGATGCTGCTGCATCGCACCTACAAAAGACTGTGCATTGGGGCTCTGTGAGACAAACTGCTGGTAAATCGGGTCCTGCATGAATGTCGTGTGGACCTTGATGTGAGCATCGTGGTCCTGCTCCAAGAACACCGTGATCGGCTTACCGGACATGACCATCATGTTTTCGGTCACCGGGTCCATAGACTGTGCCTGTGCCTGACCCTGAATGATCAGGTCAACATTCTGCACATTCAGCGCATGAAGCATCTGCCTGTGCAGAAGCTCCATGTTGTACATTCCCGGGGGCGCGTTCTGGGCCAACTGCATGGCCGCTTGGTACTGCATGACCTTCTGCGCCATTGTGGCGGCATTCGGGTCAGAGACCGGGATGATATCGACGCGGTCATTAAAATCTTCCGCGCGGTTGTAAACAGTCGCGGGGTTTTCAGAAACAACGTACTCGTAATCAGGCCCCATGTAGTCCTTGATCACATCTGCAATGAGTTTAAACTCTTTGCTGAGCGAATCATGGACACGCGCCTGCACGGCACTCATGACCTTCATGGACCGCTCCAGAAGGGCTAGGGTGGTGCCGACAGGTGCTTCGGGGTTTGCATCACCAACATCCATCTCAGCGATGGAGCCAATGCGGCGTCCTTCATCAACGAGGTTACCAAGAAGCTGGTAAAGAACGCTTGAAGGTTCCTTATAGGGCAGGAAGGTGATCGAATCCCGGATTGAGCCAGATGCTACATCCACATCCCGGAATTCTCCCGGCATGATCGGGTTGTCATCCCCTTTGATCCTAAGTCCCCGGGCTTTGAGACCACCCGGAAGATTGGAGAGAGTCCCAGCATCAACGAGTTGACGTAGGATTGAGGTAGCACTCTTAGCGATTCCACCAATGAGGTGAATAAGACCCGTGCCGTAAAAGCCAAGCCCCGGGAGATACTGATAATGAACGAAATACTGGCGCTTTTCATAGCTCGGATCGCCTTCACGCCAGTTGCGGCGAATTGAGAGAATTTCACGACTAGACTTTTCAATTGTTACGACATACGGAAGTTCGATACCGTCCGGGTGTTCAAAACCCGGAAGATCAAGATCGACACACATCTCAAGGATGGAGTGCCGGGTATCATCGGAAAATGATGGGGTCTCGCCCTTTACCTTGTCGTACTTCTTCTGAAGGCTTGAGTAGTCCGGGGACGGCACAGGAATGTCAATGTCCCGGTAGAAACCACTCACCTGTAATTTCCGAAGTTCATTCGGGTACATTCGCGTTACGTGTGTATAACGCGGGCAAGCGGCGAGATCTGTGGTGCCGTAGGCAACAACGAAGTCCTCCGCAGGCACAAAGACGGCTGCGGGGCGCTTATTCACGGTGTCGAAGTAAACCTTACGGAATGCGGAGCCAGCAAGAGGAAGCCTGAACAGAAGCTGCTCCGTCTCGGAGCGGTAATCAGGCATCTTCTCGGTAACAACGTAGTTCATTTCCTCTTTGACGCGGTTCGCCTGCTTGAGGATTTCGTCATCGGCCTTGCCGACAATCTTTGTGTTGACGGGGCCGGAAGAGGGGAAAACTTCCATGATTGTCTGGGCTTGGAACCGAATCACAGCCTCAGTCAGAACGGGATGATACACGCCGCAGGCACCCGGCCACGGCGTTGTGCGCTCTTCGATCTTCAGACCAAGCAGATCAAGACCCTGAATATAGGTTTTTTCCCAATCAGAGCGTGTATTTAGGTCATCTTCGAAGCTGGAGATGAGGTCACCGGCAATGGCATCAAGGTCTCCAGCGTCCATGATCTCAGCGAGATTCATCCCATGCTCCACGGGAGGAGCCAGTTCCGGGCCAGCTTCGCCAAAATCAACGGTAACACCACCCTCTTCGTCGGGCGTGACGTTCGGGCCAAGATCTTCCGCAGGAAGATCGACATTGATCGGAGGTGTGTCCGGTGAAATCGGGATGTAAGGCTCTGCCATGACTTATCTTTCTGTGTTTGTAGCTATTTTATCAGTAATATGGCTCTTTACGGAATTGCGGCAGTTGAATTTCGTCGTTTTCATCTGTCGGGATCATAAATCCGCCCTGTCTGAACCGCATGAGGGCCATAGTGACGGCGTCAACGTAGTCATCGTGGTCCCCGGATGGGAAGGCAGCGCACTCCTCGACAACATCTTCCGCGAATTGATCATCCGGTGCCCAAACAACACCAGATGCGAATATGTCCGTTATTGAGTTTACACGCACAATCTTGTCGCCGGTAGCCCGTGTTGGTGTAAACTCCTGAACTGGAATACCAGCATTACGCAATTCCGCGATCAAAGGGGCACCAGAAGCCTTCTTTTCCACAATGAACATATCTGGCTGCCAATCCTTGTAATACTGGACTGCGGTAGCCTTCAGTTCCGGGAACTCAAGCTTGTCTTTCCAAGCATCTAGCAGAATCAGATTGGGGACTGGTTTGCCAATTGAGTTTGGATGGTTAAAGACACCGAAACAAACACAGGCAGAATAGTCTGAACGCTCTGTTTTCGAGAATGCGGTGTCCATCGCGACGATAACAGCGTCACAGGGCGGTGCCTTTTCGCCCTCCCAGACGTTCCACCAATCGCGCTTGATGAGTGCCCCTTCCTCTGAAGTTGGGTCCTGCTGGTACTGGGCCGACCATTTCGAGATCGGAAGCTCGACTTTCAGCCTCTGAAGCTCATCAATCGACCAAAACTCAGGCCAGAGAGGCTCTCCAGACGGCATAATCGCAGGAAGTTCAATGACTTCCCACTCGGATGATCCCTCTTTCTTGATCGAAGCGTCGATAATCTGGCCGGTGAGATCCCTTTTAGCCCACCGGGTCATCACAATGACAATTGCACCACCGGGCTGTAAACGCTGTCTGGGACCAGAGGAGTACCATTCGAACACCTTGTCATAGACAGACACATCGAACTGGCCCATCATGGCCTCCTGTTCGCTGTGCGGATCGTCAATGATCAGGAGATCGGCACCCTTACCAGTGACGGCACCACCAACACCGATAGCGAAATACTCGCCACCCTTGTTGGTAGACCATCTTCCGGCTGCCTTTGAGTCAGACTGGAGCCCAACGCCGCTAAAAACCTTCTGATATTCATCAGAACCGACAAGATTTCGAACTTTTCGGCCAAAACCAACCGCAAGCTCGGCTGTGTGTGCCGTCTGGATAATCTTCTTGTTCGGGTATTTTCCAAGGAACCAAGCTGGGAGGAGGTATGAGGCAAACTCGGACTTGGTATGACGGGGTGGCATGTTGATGATGAGCCGCTTAAGCTCACCCCTTGCAACGCGCTCAAACGCTTCCGCCATGATTTTGTGGTGCCGACCAGAAATGAAACTCGGCCACATGAGGTTAACAAAATCAAGATAGTGTTCCTGAGCGGCTTCCCGCTTCTTTGCCTCATCCAAAGCGCGAAGAAGCCTGAGGATCTCAGGCTTCTCGCTTTCAGGGATCTTGTTAATTATCTCTGCATAGTTCATGGTTTGATTATATGGTGCCGGTTGGAGGATTCGAACCCCCGACATCCTGATTACAAATCAGGCGCTCTGACCAACTGAGCTAAACCGGCTGTTTGTCTTCATGAACTCATCCACTGCGGCGACAATCTCCGCGTATGAGTCCTTAACCTTTTCGAAATAGTTGCGGCTGTGGAGGATGGTTGTATGGTGCTTGTTGATCTGCCGCCCAAGCTCCGCAATGGAAATCTCCGGGTAATAGCGAACCAGAGACCACACAAAATGGTGCCGCGCCACAGCAACTTTCTTCATCCGGCCTTCACCGGCAATTTCGTGAGGCCCCACCTTGTGTAGGTCTGCAATAAAATCCCGGATGAACTTGATCTCAGAGCAGAGATCCTTGTCAACGAAGGAAGCAATGATCTCCTTCCTCTTGATGATGGCGTCAATCCTTTCCCGCTCAAGGCGGGTCTTTTCCCCGTATGTCTTCTTCGGGCGATCAACGAACTTCTTCTGTGCCCTGCGGATTTCATCGGAAAGTTCACCAGCCCCGTAACAGGCGAATGTGGTAGGCTCCCAGAAGAACTGCCCTGAAAGAGCCTTCGCCATCATGGCCTCAAGATCTTCACTCACTTCTTTTCACTCTCTGCAACTTTACGGATTGTGTCGATCAGGTGCCCAACGGAGCCCTGAAAACCATACGTACCATAATGCGTGGTCTGAGCCCAAGGGAAAAGCCAGATTTCCCCACCCAAATCACGCCACTTCTTGCAGAAGTAGTAGTCCTCGGAGAGATACCGATTCTCAAAGATTTCAGTGCGGAAGTATGCGTGCATCTCCTTACCGAAGTGCCCACCCTTAGAATCGTCGGACTTGTAATAATTCTCCGGGTAAGCCTCCTTCAGCTTCGCAAAGACGGACCTGTGAATCAACATAAGCCCGGTGCCAGCCTCAGATACCCTTACGATCTCTTCGTGGAAGGGCTTCTCATCAAGAGGTGTAAACACATACTCCCCGACAAGCCTTTCGAGGGTTGTCACATCCTCAATACCACTCTTCACGGCACCAATGATGACAGGCCAGTTGATGTGCTTTTTTGGGTACGGGCCGCAGATAATGTCCTTCTCATAGGACATCATTGCGAGGACATCTTCCGCCCGGAACTGGATGTCGGCGTCCACAAAGAGCATATAATCAGCGTCACTACGGGTCAGGAACTCATCAACAAGGCCATTACGCGCCCTGTCGATGAGGCTCTCGTTCATCATAAAACAATGATAAAGAGAGATTCCGCGCCGCAAAAACTGGTCCTGCAACTGCAAGACGCTGGACATGTACATCGTGTTGCCAAGCCCACCATACATGGGAGTGGCAAGCATGACCTTCTTGCCTTTCAGTTTTGCAACATTAATCTGAAGCTCGTTCTCAGGCATCATTGGTCCTTGTTATTGAGACACCAGTTCCGTAACGACCATTCCAAATCATTGGAGCGGGATTACCTTGAACCTTCCACCCGAAGACCTCCATCTTTTGGGCAAGGCTCATCGCATCAGCGATGGTCTCACCCCAGATGTACCGGGTCTCCAAGACAAAAGACTTAGCACTTGATTGCGATGTAGTCATAGGAGAAGTAATCATTCTTTTTTTGCGCTAGGATCACAAGGCCGTCCTGATAAGCCTTCCAAGCCTTGATTGCGGTCTTGACGGTTTGGGGGAAATTCTCAACGAACGTTCCGTTCTTGATGAGACGCTCCCTGTCCATCATCAGAAAACCATCATAGTACATGATCTTCTCGCCAACCTTGGCTTTACGCAACCAGTACTCGAAAGAGTCTTCCGTGTCAACCTGTTTCAATTTAACGACCTCTTCATGATTTGTTCCATGATGTCTGCTCTCAAGCCAGCAATCATGATCTCAAGAAACTCAAGAGCATGAATGTCGCTTTCGAAGGGATGAAGATACACCCGTTCATCATCCTTGTTAATATATAAAATCATCGAAGACGCGAGTTCATCTGCGTCGAGTTGTCGCAGAGCGTCCGTGGGAATGATATTTCTTTGTGATTTTCTGGGCATATGCACTCTTCTTTCTCTTTGAACCGAGACCGGCATTGTACAGAATAGCAGCCCTATACACATTACCGTTAGCCTTTTTATAGGCCATCTTCAGATAAATCATGCCGTACCGGATTCCGGTGGCGCAATTGTTCAGTCCTGAAGCAGGACCTCTATAACCAATCCCCCGTGCCGTGGATGGCTTGATCTGCATGACACCTCGCTCACCAGCCCTGCCGACAGCGTTGCACCGGAAGTTGCTTTCGGCCTTTGCGATAGAGAGTGCCAGACCAACCGGAACTCCCTGTCTCATGGCCTCGACGGAAACCATCCTTTGAACAGTGTTAGAGAGTGCCGGGGTTGTAAAAATCAAAACCCCGACAGCAAGCGCAGCGATACATTTCTTCATCGTCCATTCCTTATCCAATCCTTGACCTCACGAGTGCAAGAGGGGCACAGATCAAAGGATATTTTCTTGTTCCGGCTGATAAAGAACTTACCCCCGGAATCTTCACCTTGCGTCAGTTTACTCCATTCCCATTTCAAAAACTCCGGGGTCTCCGGAATCCATGTGTCCTCATGGCCGCACCGATTGCATGTGACCATCGTCGTAGAAACTACATTAACTGTCATCTCCGCCCCCGACAGCAAAAGCGGCGAACATGAAGACATTGGCGAAGATCATCGCCATGACCAGAAACCAGAAAAAATTATCCATTCACTTCCCCTTGTACAACTGAACGTAGATAATCGCGAACATCACGAGGGTGGCTACAATTGAGAAACCAACAGACACCCCGACCAAAAACTCAATCAGAGACATTTCAATCCCTCCTCCCGGCGGTCCAATTCTTCTGCATCCTGACCTCCGCGTTGGGCACGCACCAGATCTCCCGACTTTCATCAAGTGCCACAACCCAAATGAGATCACTCTCAAAGCTATAGTCGATCACAGCGAAAGCATAGCCGTCACCCTTGACGGTATTCATTGGAATAGGTGGTTCAAGTCTCGTGAACACTTGGCATCTCCATTGTTTCGGTGCTTCTGGCATTCAGGTTCCGGGCTGTCAAACGAAAAAACCCCGCAAGGTATGCAGCCCTGCGGGGTTCTTTCCCTAAGATTTGATTTAACTACTTCTTTTTACGAAGGAAATCCAAGAGATTCGGGCGGCGAATCTTGGCACCACCACGAGCCTGCATCTCTGTCGGGGCGGCACCAACCCAGTTCCCCTTGAACTTCGGCTTGGCCGGGGCAGCCTTCACAGGGGCCTTGGGAGCAGCCTTTGCCTTGCCACCGGGGCGCTGGCCCTGAAGCTTGGCGCGGAACTCATCAGCCTTGCGCTTCTTGTCGGCATCAACCTTGACGGGCTTCTCAAGACCACCCTTCTTGTCCATAGAGGGTGCCGAAGGACCCTGACGGCGCTCCGGACCACCACCACGCTTCTCATCCAGATACTTGTAACCCGGAAGCTTGCCACCCTTCATGAGCGGGCCAGTCGGCTTGTCAGAACCCTCACCAGCGGGCTGGGTCATCGAAACAAGCATAACTGCGGGGCCACCAACGGTGCGGAAGGCACCACGGGCGATTGTACCACCGATACCACCACCGGCACCACCAGCAGCCTTTGGCACTTCAACCTTCGCGGGCTTATACTTTGTGACGCCACGCTTGGGCTCTTCATATTTCACAACACCGCGCTTGGGCTGCTCCATCTTGGCGGGCATGTTCTCCTTACGCACGGTAAGCTGGCCGAAGGGACCCCGCGACTTCTTCACATCCGAGAACCGGCGGGCCTCAGTGGAAGTGCCGGGAACACCAGACTTCTTTGTCGGGCCTTTCGCCAAACGCTCACGCGCGGAACCGGGCTTCACATCCTTGGCAGCACGGGGATTGCCATCCTGCTTGAGGAAGCGCGAACGCCTGCTGTCCTCTGTGACATCCTTGGCAGGACGGGATTTAAACGTGCGGCGCTTCTTCTTTTCTTCAGCCATTATTTTTTCTTTCTTTTGAAATTACCGGGCTTCTTCACAAGACCGCCACGCTTGAACCCATCCAAAGCAGACTCGGCAATACGCCTGCTACCTTCACCAACGCCAGCAGTGACGCCAGCAGCAAGGCCACGAGCAACTTCCCCCTTGCCAAAGCCAAGACCCTCTGTCACATCGTCAATCCGGTCCTGAATCCTGCTCCATGTCTTGTATCCGGGAAAAGGCTTGTTAGCCTCCCGAATCTGCTTCAAGGCCATCGGAGGCAATTTGTCAGGAAGCTTGCCGGGTTGTGAGGGTTTGCCCAAGCGAATGGCCTCTGACTGCTTCATCCTCTCAAGCCGGGGGATCTTCTTCTCAATATCGGCAATCTGCTTGGCCTTCTTGGTGGCAGCAGCAGTCTGGCCGGTAAGCCGACCAGCGAGACCACGGGCACCAGTCAAAACACCCCTGACCGCATTACCAGCAGGGCCAAAGCCACCGGGCATCGGGGAAGGAATGTCCTTTACATTCATGCTGCGAGTGCCGCCGGGGTAACGCTCCTGAAACCTCTGGAACTCACTTTTGGGGGTCACGGCACCAGACTTGCCTCCAGCGGGAGATGTTCTTGCCTGTCCCTTAGGGCCGGTAGGCCCACGAGCGCCAGACCGGGAAATGGAACCGGCCTTACCACCAGCAGGGGAGGTCCTAGCCTGTCCCTGAGGGCCTGTGGGGCCACGTACACCGCCTTTAGAAGAAGGCTTACCAATGGCAGAGCCACCAGCACCCTTGCCAAGACCACGAGAGCTATCTCGGCCAGCACCAGATGACTTCGAAGACGATCTTGTTCCAGAAGGGGGCATAGGCTTTACCTGAAATGATTTCTCTTAATTTTACCAGAGCTTTGGGCTGAAAAAGAAACGCCCCCGTTAGGGGGCGCTAGGGATGCCGGAATGGGTACCGGTTGACAGACTACAAGTAGCTAATTCATCCCTCTGCGGCTTCATCCCTCTGCGGCAGTCTTCGCTGGTCGTTGCGATGATGGCCTGCCCATCCCCGCGCCGTTCAAATATATGGGTGCCGGGTGTGTGTCAATACCGGGCCCCATTTTTTGAAAAATACCCCCCACCCCTTCTCAAATAGAAGCGTTTAAATTGATTTTAGGGGTGGGGTGAAAGAAAGGTGTCAGGGATTTTGGAAAATCATGGGATTGTTTGAGAGGAATAGGATTGTTTGAGGGGAATAGTATGTATACACACGAGACGGGACCCATCGCGAAAGGGGGGCTCCCACGGTGGAGGGGGGAGTGCCAGAACGAATCGGAATCGCAGCGTTTACACTCCATTCACCCTCCGTTCTGGTTCCGTTCTATGGTGCGCTTATTTGCAATTAGAGCACGTTAAGCCGTAAGCCTTTGTAATCTTTCGAGCAATTCCTTTTCTAACTCCGTGCTAGTGGCTGAAATGTTCTCAATCTTTACCTGCTCAGTGAGCATTCCCGCCATTTTCGCGGCAAGCGCAAGCGCGGCTTGCTGAACGCTCGGGGGAACGTTCTCCCCTTCCGCCAATCGCCAAACGTTTCGCCACACCCGATCGGATTGCTTTTCCGATAACATGCTATGTTTCCCTCTTTTTTCTGAGAGAATCGCATCAACCCTTTTAGCAATCTTAGGATGCTGTGCCTGTTTACATGCCTCAACATGGATTGTGGATGGTTTCATATTTTCCGCGCCATATGCCTTCCGATAGGCTTCTGAATTGGTAAGCCCATCAGCAAGGCCTTGCGCGAAAGCTTCCTGCTTCACTGTAAGGCCTTCCAGTGTTCCGGCTTGCTTCCCGGATGCTTTCCCCTTCTTTCCCTTCCCTCCCTCAATAACCTGCAATCCGTTATTCTGCTTTCCGTCATCCATGTTTTCTTTCCTCACGGGCTGATATGCCCTCAGTCGCCGGGCGGCTTTTCCGGGTTTCAAAAATTCCCTTCCGGCTTATGGTTTCCCTTAATTGTAACATTTCCCGTTACAATTCCCCAACGCAGCACTAGCTATGCACTAAACGCATATCAGCTATGCATCCATGAAAGCCCGTTTACACACAATCGGCAAATCAATCGGCCAAATCACGCGCAAGCCATTGATTTAACTGGCAAATCACCTGCTAACTCCGAATTAATTTCAGGCGTTTTCGCCATTCCCGCCATTCGTAAGCCATTGAAATTGCTGGCAGAAAAAAACCCGTTTACACATCCCACGGCGCGGCCCATTGTTTGGCCATGGTGATCGCGACACTGAAACAACGCGAAACTGGAACGGGGGCGGACACAAGCCCCTAGTGAGGCGAAACGCGCAAGCGTCAATCGGACCCTCACAGGCACGCAGCAAGGCCACTCGTTTCAGCCCCCAGCCCGTCTATCGGGAATGCAATTGATATGCGGCACAAATGACGGGCCGTCATCAGCCGGAGATTCAGGACGATACCGGATCAATAGCATGGGAAAAGCCAATTGCGCTTAACAGGCAAGCGCCGCACGCGCTTGCTCATTAAACGCAACCAAAAGGTGAAACATGTCTATAATTTACTCCGGCCCATCACTTATCGATGGCAAGCCCATTGTGGCCATTGCCATCGCAAAGAGTGGCAATGTCAAAACTGGAAACATGGTACAGACCTACATAATCCGCGCGGATATCAATCCGCTCGAAGCCTCAAAAACGGGCGCGGATTTTTCTATCTGCGGTTCATGTCCGCATCGCGGCGAAGCCACGGATGACCCAAAGCGCAAGATTGCGGAACGCCGCTCGTGCTATGTCAATCTAGGGCAGGGGCCGCTCATTGTGTGGAAAGCATACAATCGAGGGCTTTATCCTACAGTTAACGGACAAAAGGCGATTTCCGCAATCGGCAAGGGCCGCATGGTGCGCCTAGGCACATATGGTGACCCGGCTGCTGTTCCAGCTTACATATGGGAAAGCCTGATTTCCGAAGCTACTGGCCATACAGCCTACACGCACCAATCCGGCGTGCAATCCGCGCAAGCAAGGCCTGATTTCATGATGATTTCCGCCGATAACGAGGCACAAGCCCGCGATGCATGGGCCAATGGCAATCGCACATTTCGCGTCATCCGTGGCACGTATGAGATTGTGACGGGCAAGGAAATCCTTTGCCCCGCAAGCAAGGAAGCTGGATTCCGCACTACCTGCAATTCCTGCGGATTGTGCGGCGGATCAAGCATCAAGGCCAAATCCATTGCAATTGTGGACCATGGGCCGCAACGGAAACGTGCTTGACGCTAACCGGGTGAGAGTTTAAACGCTCTCACCTAGTTAACGCCAAACAATAGGAGGATTAAATGGAACAGCTTCACGATACACGCGAGGGCTGGCTTTCGCATGCTCTCGCCTTGGTCTCTCGGCGCTTCGCCTCGCAGGGTTATTCCCTCCCGGAGAACGTCAAAATTTCCTGCGGGTTCCCCGTTGGTTCAAGGGGCGGAAAGAAGGTTCTCGGACAGGCCATATCCCACAAGGCCAGCGCCGCAGGATATCACGAGACGTTCGTCTCTCCCCTTATCGATGACCCGGTGCTGGCGCTTGGCATTGTGTGCCATGAATATGGGCACCATGCTGTAGGGATTGAGGCCGGACACGGCCCCGCCTTCAAGGCTTTCTGTGCCGCTGTAGGTCTCGACGGAAAAGCAACTGAGGCCTTGCCGGGTGCCGCTCTCAACACTTGGTTGCGTGATGAGGTGCTGCCAATGCTCGGCGCATATCCTCACGCAGCGGTTGATCCTTCTCAGCGCAAAAAGCAAAGCACGCGCATGATCAAGCTTGTGTGCCCCGAAACGGGCTACACGGTTCGGACCACCAAGAAGTGGCTTGCCTTTGGTGTTCCCACCTCCCCGGCGGGCTGTGAAATGGTTGTGCAAGAGGATGAGGGGGAAGAATAACCTCAAACGCCGGTCGGCTTGCGGGGTTTTAAAAATCCCGCAAGAAAACCGGTTGACCAGAAATCAATTCACGTTTACAACTCCACTCGAAAGGAGACCCATCATGCTCGTGACCTTGAGCCGGGGCGGCTTCGCCCGCAACCGCGAATCGTTTATCGCTGACGTAAAGTTTATTCCCGGCGTTGGGCCGCGAAACGCTGGCCTGATCTATGACGGCACGCCGCTGGCGGTTGAGATCCCCGCCGATAAAATCGGAATCGCAACCCGCAACCTCACCCGCATGGCACTGGATGGAACGCTCATTGTCCAAGGCCTTGATATCAAAAAAGAGGAGACCTCACCCATGACCCCGGCACCTGCCCCGGCACCTGTACTGGTCAACCCCGTGCCCGCTGGCATCGATGACAATGCAGCGGCGCTACTCGAACTACTCCGCAAGCTTGGCGGGGGTGTTTCCGAAGCCCGGGTGCTGGAATTGATCCGCGCCAATGCATCCCGTCCCGCGCATGTCACCATTGACCTCACGGCACCGGGCGTGACGCTGAGCGGTGAATCCGTCATGCATCACAAGTTCCCGCTGCTGGCTGCTGCTGTTGCTGCGCGTGTAAACGTGCTGCTGGTTGGTCCTGCTGGTTCGGGCAAGACAACCGCAGTGGAGAAGGTTGCCAAGGCTCTAGATCTCCCCTTCTATGGCACGGGCGCGGTTTCATCCGAGTATAAGTTGACCGGGTTCATCGATGCACAGGGCCGGGTTGTATCGACGGCCTTCCGCAAGGCTTTCGAGAATGGCGGGGTGTTCCTGTTCGGCGAGACGGATGCATCCATGCCCGGTGCCCTGCTGGCTTTCAACACGGCGCTGGCAAATGACTGGATGGATTTCCCGGACGGGTGCGTGAAGCGTCACCCTGATTTCCGGGTTGTCGCTGACGCGAACACGTTCGGCACGGGGGCGGATCGGCTCTATGTCGGGCGCAACCAACTAGACGCCGCATCACTGGACCGTTATGCGGTTATCGATTGGCCCTATGATGAGGCTCTTGAGGCCGCGATGATCGGCGCAGATGCACCGAAGGGCGCACCTGTTCCCCGGTCCATCGAACCCCTTCCGGCTGAGCGGGTTCAGGCGGTTGCCATCCAGTGGGTTGAGCGTGTCCGCAAGGTCCGCAAGGCAGTGGATGAACTTAAGATTCGGCATGTCGTGTCGCCCCGTGCCACGGTCAACGGTTCCAAGCTTTTGGCCGCTGGCTTTACGTGGGCCGAAACTGAGGACGCCGTGATCTGGAAGGGCCTTGACGCCGACACGCGCGGCAAGGTTATCGCTAAGGTTGCATAGGAGGATAGAATGTCAAAGGCCTATTACCGGACTCATTTCGATAGCCTTGGGGAGTTCATCAAGGCTTCGCGTAACCCCTCTCTCAGCGACGCTAAATCAAGCAAGCGCGAGGGCCGTGAAGAGGATACCTTTTCAGGCACCCCAACTTTCGATGCCGCCCTGCTTTTGGCTGAGCGGGGTTGGCCAGAAGGCCGCGCCAAATTGATGACCGCAATAGCCGCTGCTCAATCCTCCCCCACGTTTACACCCTCAATAGTGATGGATGTTGCCGGTGCGTACCCCATCGCTGCGCTGGCTGCCGCTGGTGACCCCTGCTCAATGGTGGACCTTGCGCCGGTAGAAGACAGGGTTCGCCCTGTTGTGCGGTTGCTTATCCAGCGGGCTGGATCTGCCGCATATGACGTGGATGAGTTCATGAACTATGGTGCCGCCGTCATGTCCTACGTCGAAGGGTTGGAAGGTGCGGGGTTCCGCTGCGAGATCACTGTATGCTTTGCCAGTGATTTCCACTCGGACGGTGATCAATGCACAACGGTAGTGGTCAAGAGGGCGGAAGAGCCCATCGAGATGGACCGCATGGCGTTCGTTATGGTTCACCCGTCGATGTTCCGCCGCCTTGCCTTCTCAGTGTTCGAGGCAACCGAAGGACTCTCGCAGATTCTCAGCCGCAACTCATATGGATACATCCGCAACCCCCGGGCTGACGAGGCTGAGCGGGGCCAGTGCATCATCCCCGGAATCAACTCAATAAGGCCCGGTAACAAGGACCTCAAGACCCCTGCCGCATGTCTCAAGTATATCGGCCCGGTGATTGAGGAACAGCTTAGGCAGGTTGGGGTTGAGCCTCCGGCACAAGCTTTTGGAGGGGCGTCGAAATGATGCCCCTCGCCGGGGGGGCTTTTCGGGGTTTCAAAATTTAACAGGAGAAAGACAATGGACGCTCGTAAGTTCTGGACTATGTGCCGTTTACACGATTGGTTCTACACCATGAGCGATGACCCTGAAGTGTATCGCGAGGGGGAGGAGAGTCTACGCAACCTTGAGCGTATCATGCAGGGAAGGCCTGACCTATATGCGGTCTATGATGCATGGCGTGCCTACAGCTTTGAAGCTGGTGCGCCGCGCCCAACTGAACCGAAGGTGGAGGAATAATCATGCCAAAATATATGGTCATCGTTTGGAAAACGGAATACTACTGCGCAAAGGTTCAGGTGAGTGCAATGAACAGGGAGGATGCGGAGAATGTCGCGTTGGATGACGCGCGAGAATACACGCTCGACTGGTCTTGTGATGGCGTAGAATACGATGCCTGTGCAATTGCCCATGCAGTGGAGAAGCGCGATGAAAAGGCATGAGTCCTGCGCCCATCTTAGGCCCGACTATGACCGGCTCGAAAAGGCCAACTACATATTCAAGGACCCCGACACTGGCGAGATCTCATGGGAGCCGACCGCCATAGAGGATGAACTACGAAGGCTCGGACTCGTAGAAAATGCATGGCAGCCATGCAAAATTCACAGTGATGAAGACCCCGATACCTGATACCATGACACCGTTGCTTTTCTTTTTGTTCAACGGTTTCATTATTCTTCTCTTGATAATGACACCCGACCCTTTCAACCGCAAATAGGAGGAAACCAT